GAAAAAAACAATCTTATAAATACTGCCAACTCATATAGGAAAGAATATGTAGATTTATATAATAAAATTCATCCTGATGGAAGCGTAGAGCATGGGGGCTTATCTCCTGCACCTCCACTTGAAGATGGAACTAAAAGATGGTTTGACATTGATATTAAAGATGCTACCACAGGTGAAACGATGCAAAGTCCAAAGACACTTCAGCAGTTAATGGATAAATATTACCTTCAATATAAGAATGTTGTAAGCAATATCTCTACAGTTGAAAATCAAGTAGCACAAGGTTGGGGTCCTCAACGTTCATCTGTATTATTTAAAGATGATAGAAGGCTTATTCAACCATTCGAATTAAAGAAGTTTTTAAGACAACCAGTCACCTCTGGTAAAGCTCCTATTCCCCCCTCACTATCTATAGATAGTCAATCAGAAATTTCCCCAACAGCAACTAATGAAATTGAAATTCAAGAGGGTGGTAAAAAGTTGATTGATTTAAGTCAAGCTAAAGGGACAAAAAGACATCCAAATCAAGTTCTTTGGGACGAGCTTGTTCAAGGAGATAAACAATTTGTATTAAAGAAAATTGAAAAACAATGGAGAAAGTCAGGTCGACTTAAAGGTGTTTTAACAGATGAAAAAAGGATTGAAATTGCTGAACATTTTTCAAATATGGGCATTATGAGTCAAAGTAGAATTTTAAATATGCCTTTGAATAAGCAAAAATATTTAGCGGTTGACGAGTCAGTGAAACCAGCAGAAAACCTTCTTTATAACATTATTGAAAAACAAATTAAGAAATAGGAGAATATATGTCAAACGGCAATATTCCTTATGATTTTTTAGAATATGTGAAGGGTGAAGACCCTACACTAGCTAGTATTTTTAAGAATAATGATGCTGGGCTATACGAATATGCTAAAAGTCAAGGATACCATGTAAATTATGGTCAAGAGGTATCTTGGGAAGATGAAGATTCTAAAATTCAAACAAGAATTGGTTCTCAAACTTCACTTGGAGATTTACGACAAACTCAATATGATAAAATAACATCACCAAACTATACAAGTACATTGTCAAGTATGCTTGATTATGGAATAGATGAAAATTCATATGCATTTCTTAGGAAAGCATATAATGATTCTTTGACTGGTTTACTTGAACAAGCATATACAGGTAAAGCAAGATACAATGTAGATGATTATGAGGATGGAATTATCAATAATATATTGTCTGGAGTGATTGGATTTTTGATGCCTGCAGATATATTGACAATGAGAGTTGGCTCTATGGCGGGAAAAGGTCTAGTAAATAAATTGTTCTTAGAAGGCGTTCAGAGTAAAGCCGAAAAGGTAGCTGCGACACGTGGAATGACATGGACTAAATCTGCTATGATGGGCTCGACTGCACAAGCAACTGTTCTTGCTACATACGAAGGTGCTATGGGTGGAGTCAATGCATACCTTAACGATGAAAGTGTTATGAGTGGTGTAGCTGGAGGAGTTCTTCATGGAGCAATACTTGGTGGAGCTGCTGGATTTGTTGGTGGAGGTGTAGCTGCGAAACATGCAAAAGCTACAACATCTCTAGGTAAAGCTGCAACTGGGAAGACTGCTCAGATAGCTTATGAATCTGGTATATTCACAGGTGCACAAGCTGTGGAGGAGATACAACATGGAGACTTTACGGCAGAGAAATTATTAACATCATTCTTAACAAACGTTGGTATGTTTGGATTACTTAAAGTACAACATAAAGCTACTGGAGCTGCATATGATAAGCTAATAAAAGATTATAAGAAATTTAGAGGCATTAAGTCAGAAGAGAATAAGACTGTTGAGGATTTGACAGATAGGGTAACTAAGTCTGTTGAGGAAGTAGTTGAAGGAAGCACTCCTGAAGTCTCTAAGGGTATGGAGGTTGTTAAAAAAGAAGTTGCTGAGCAGAGAAAGAAAGTCGAAGAGGAATTTAGAAGTGAGAATGAAGAATTATCCACTCTTGAGAGAGATATTGATGCATTTAGAAGAGATATGGATGCAACTATGTCAAAGAAAGATGGCAGTCATAAGGATACTATATATGAAAGAGAATATATATCTCGGCATGGGACTAGAATTATTGAAAGTTTAAATAGATTACTTGCCATTACTGATAGAATGATTAAAGGTGGTGAGGCTGGTCAAGGTGCAAAGAAAATCTTAAAAAATGATTTAGACTTTTATAAAAGCCAAAAGAAAGAGATTGAAGTTCTTTTAGATAAAGTAAATAAAGCTGTTGAAAATGGTCACAAATCTCGTGACGTAGATGTTCAAAATAGACAAAGTGGTATTGTCGGTAGATGGATAGCTGCTAGAGAAAAAGCTGGAAAGCCTGTTAAGATAAACCCCAAAACTCAACAACCATTTAAAAATCAATTACCTAAAACTAAAGTTGATGGAAAAGAAGTAGTTGACTATAATGCAATGGAAGGATATTCTGAGGGTATATTAGGACAAGATAAAGCTAGTTGGAAAAAAGAGCAAAAGAAAATAGCCAAAGAAGCAGGTATGGAGGTTGCGAAGGAAACAGGTCAATGGATTGAAGGAAATGAAGCAAGAGCAGCAGAGAAAAGAATATTAGAAAAAGAGAATGATGTTTTTGAATATCAAGTAAAAGAAGCTGGTAAAACTAAAACTAAAACAAGCAAGAACTCTACAATTGTTAAGAACAATAGAAATAGAATGAAAGATGTTCCTAAGCATGAACAAGATGCTGTTATTGATTTTGCTCTTAGTGGTGAAACTAAAGCTGAAAATATAAAGAATAGAAAGTATACTCCTATTATTGCAGATTTTGTTCAATGGTTGAGGAAGGGTATTAAGTCAGCAAGATATGGAGATAAATTCATAAAAGGTCCAGGGAAAAAACTAAAGGACGTTACCGCAGATGATGTTCATAATTTTTTAAATGCAGTTGTTATGAAAGGACCTAAGAAAAATAAATTAGGTTCTAGTGATGTAAATCCATTCGCAAAGTTTTTTGATTATACTGATTTTAAAGCTCATCCAAGAGGATTGAGAGTTGCGAAAGATATATCTTACAAAGAGGCAAACGAACAAAGATATGAGAAGATAGGTGGTCCAGAAGTATTTAAAATGCCTAAAGATGTTGATAAATCTATAGAAAAAGGGCAAAAGAATTTAGAGAAGGAAATACTTAAAGATGATAAGATTAAAAATACTGATAAGGTAATTAATGAAGTCAAGGTATTATCTGTTCTTTCTAAAATCGGTCTTAGGGCTCAAGAATTAAATAAGTTGACTAAAGCTAATCTTAAAAAAGAAGGAAAAGATTATTATATTGATTTTGGGAGACAAACTGACCCTACAGGTATTAAAACTGGAGTTCCATTTATCGGTAAAAAGCATACAAACCCTAAACCTCTCCCTATAAGTAAGAGCTTATTTGATGCATTGATGAATATGCCTGTTAAGGAATCTAAATCTCAAATATTTAAAACTGGTTCTAAGATTGGAGGAAAATCTATTTTCAGCAAGGTGGCAGAAGCTATATTTGGTGAAAAATATAGATGGGATGATATAAGAACTACCTTGCAAACTGAGGGTATAACAAATAGAGGTGTGTCTAAAGAACAAATCAACCGCTATTTGCGTCATGGAGAGGACACTCTTGAAAAAATATATACACAACCACAACTTAAAAATGTTCTTAAACAACAAAAAGATATTCAGAAGAAACTTGGCATTAATACTGAAATTAAGATAGAAATGAAAGAAGTTGATTATCAAACTATTGAAAGTCAACAAAGAGATTATAAGGTTATAAGTAAAGCTGAAAGAGGTGCTCAAAAAGAGTGGGTGAAAAAAACATATCCACACTTATCACTTAAACTTAGAGACACTTTAGGAAAGAAAAATGGAGAGGTCGTTTTAGGTAAAATTACTGGTCATTTAATTGAAATCACTAAAGGTAAAGCTAGAACTGATACTATTCCTCACGAAGTAACACACCACGTTGTAAACGTATTAAAATCGGTAGGAAGTGCAGAATCTAAGGCATTAATAAAGCGTGGAATTAAATTATTTGGTAGTGAAGAGAAATTAGTACAAGCTATTGGCGAACACGTTAGAGGTCAATTACGGCAAAAAGGAATGATAGCTAAAGCTAAATCTTGGATTAAGCAATTTTGGAACACTGTGAAGAAATCCTTTGTAGGTGTTGAGAATTTAAGCGATAAAACTATTAAATCTATCGTTGCCAATAAAGTATTAAAGGGTGAAGTTAATGTTAGTCATCAAGCATATGTTGAAGCTGTTAACACTAGCTATCAAAAAGGTGGCAAAACAAATAGAGAATTGAATAATGAAGGTCACAGAATAGCGAAGCAAAATAAAATATCCAAGCAAAGAGTAAATGAATTAAGAGAACAAGCTGGTTGGTTGCCGAACTCTAAGGGTAAATGGATTGAAGGCGAAGCGACTATTGAAAGCTTAAATAGGTTAAATGAACTTTTATCAAGAGAAAATGGTAAAGGTAATTCATCAAAGCATAAAATATCTGATGTTAATATTCAATACAATGTATCTGAGAAAGACCAATTATATTTACTTAAACAATTGAGAATTAAAGATTTAGATATAGATAAAGCAACCCCATCTCAAATTAGTAGGTACACATCAATAATTATCAATAGCATGAATAAGCCATTAAAGGAAATGAGAACATCCTTTGATGACCAATTAGCTCTTGCTGATATTTCAATTCCTAAACTTGGAATGTTTAAACGTTCAGTGATGTCAGCTTATGATGTTCTTAAAAATTATGGTGGTGCACCAGGAAAAAGAATTGCTGAGAAGTTGGCAAAAATAGAATGGTTACAATATACTCAATATAAAGGATTTGCAGATACTACCGCTAAAAGAATTAAAGATAGGCTAGGAAGAAAAGGGGCGGATGCAATGTGGGTTATTGACAAGCAACGCTCAGAGCCTTTATATAAATCTGATAAGCTTACTACTAAAGAAAAATGGTTTTATGAAAATATGGAAAAGAAAGGTACTGACCCATATAAAGCTAAAAAAGAATATGAAGGAATGATGGATTATTTCTGGAATGCATTTGAAAAAGAAATTAGTCATTGGGCGAAGCCAGAGCAAATTAAGAGTTTTAAAAAGCAATTTAATAAGAAGTATGTTAATGATTACTTCTCAAGAAGACTAACTCCAGAGTTCTTAAAAGAATTTGGATACGATAGTTATGTTCTAAAAGAACTTGTTTCTACTAAAATTGATGGAGCAGCTAAGGCTGAAGCTAGAGCATTGGGACTTAAAGATGGCACATCTAAATTTGAGCAAAAAGTGAATGAGCTTTTAGCATCAAAAGAATTTAATGACAAGATTAAAAATTACATATGGAACACTATGCAAGGTTCTCGTATGCAAATGAAAAATAATTATTTAGAAGAAAGAGGAATACTTATTTCAGAGTTCAAAGAAACATCTGATGGGAAAATGATAAGAGTATGGGAGACTAAATTTGATAATACTGTAGAAGCCTATGGTAATAGCATGTCCAAATACTTAGCAGTATTAAGATATATGCCTGAACATACGGCAATAGGAAGACAATTTGGAGTTGGAGAACTATCTGCTGCTAAATTAGACCTTATTAAAGGTGGCAATAAAGACATGGGATGGTATGCACAAGCTGTTATTGAAAGAGAGCTTGGTCTTGAAGGAACTGCTAGAGACAGGTTGAAGCAAGATGCAAATAGAAAGCTTGGCGCAGTTGTCAATTTAAATGCTATGATGGGATTATCTTCACCATTATCTGGTATTAAAAATCTTTTAATTCAAATTCCACGTTCTGTTGCCGTATATGGAACACAAAATACTTTAAGTGGTATTGCTCAAGTTATGAGACCATCTTCATGGAATGATGCAAGAATGAAAGGTCAGCTTGAATATGGTACCAAGCAACTTACAAGAGAAGCTGGAGAAGGCTATGGTTTCATGAAATCTCTTTCTCGTGGAGTATTTAAATGGAATTTGATGGGCATTACTGAAAATGTAAATAGGATTGTAGTGTCTCACGCTGGAAAATTACATGCTCAAAATCTTCTTGGTAAATTGCGTGGTGAACAAGGTATGTTTAAAATATCATCCTCTAAGGAAAGGATTAGAAAGTATTTTAAGGATACTCTTGAGATGAGTGATAGTGATGTCAAGTTCCTTGAGACTGGTCGACTAAAAACAAAGGAAAATAAGCAAAGATTTGAAGAATTAATGTCTCAAGCTGAACATTATTCACATGTTAAGTCTGCTGGTGGTACTGCAACGGGTCTACTTCCATTATGGGCAACCTCACCTGAAGGTAGAGCCACAACCTTGTTCATGAGAATGGCTTATGTTACTACTGTAGATAGTTATAAAAATATTTATACTCCTGCAGTGAATGGTAATATTATGCCACTTGCTATGGCTACAATAGGTCATGGATTATCAGGTTATGCTTTGTATCAAATGTATGATTATTTATTTGGTGTTGAACCTCCTTCTTCTCATAGTGGAGATTTAGATATTGCAATGCAGTATTTATGGAGAGGAGAATTTCTTGGAATATTAGGAGAAGCTATAAGTCCTTATGGTGGAGTAATATCCTCTGGCTTAGGAATAGGTCAATCTGAAAGAGAAGTAGCATTTAATCCTATAATGGAACCAATAATACTTAGAAATATACAGGAAGCTCAAAAGAATTTCATGGCATGGGTTGGAGAAACCAAAACTGCAGAACAAGCAATGACAGATTGGGTTACAAGGTCAGTTGTTGTTGCAGGTCAAGCACAAAAATATTTAAAAGCAACATCTAAGCATTATGAAATGGATAAAAGAATTAAAGCTGTGAGAAAAACATTTATGGCTGATATGGGTTACTCTAAAACAAATGGAACTGAATATGCAAGTGAAAATTTACCATATTATCGAAATATGAAAAATGCAATATACTATGGAACAAAGGATGAGATACAAAAAGAAGTCTGGAAAACTTACAATTACTTGATGACTGAAGCGGTTCAAGGTAATGCTAAAGGTGGCTCACCCTTATTCTTAACAAAGCTACATAGAGATGTTGTAAATCAAATTATATCTTCAGCAAAATGGACAAGTCCTTTGCATAACCTTAGCGTAGAAGATGTGAAGAATAATAGAGCTGTTTCGATTAGGGACCAATTCCTCAAGTATTTAAAGCAAGGTGGAAAAGGTTATGATAAGGATGCAAAAGAATTAGATAGATATGTTCAGTATAAAGTTAGAGAAATCAAGAAAATGATGTATGATTATAAATTGATTGAGAAGTATTCGGTTTATCCAACATTGCAATCACTTAGAAAATAATTCTTTAATTGGTAGTAATACCATTTGACTCATATTAAAGTCTCCACCCATTACCATTTTGGCTTTCTTCTCTTTATGAAGTCTTTTAATCTTATCTCTTAACTGACTTACCTTGAATATAAATCCACCTTCAATATTTCCATCATAGCTCAACAAATGAATCCAATTCTCTGCTTCTGTTACCGAAAGACCAGAAGGTCTACCTTTGCACCTGATTTCAATTGCTATGTTGCCTGTAGTCTTCCATATATCCCTCTCTGTCTTAACTTCTACCTTGTTATTATGCTGAAACAAGGCTTCAACAAAATCCTCTCCAATTTTGCCAAATTCTAAATCCAAGTCAAACTTTTTTAATTGCTCATAATCTACAGACACAAGGTTTCCCCTTTCATTTATTATTGCTAGGTCTCCAAATACATCATATATATCAGTTAATTTTATCGGCACTTCAAATAATGTGCTATTAATATTGCATCAGCATTTACAAGTGTCACTTTTAATTTAGGATAAAGTTCTTGAGCCTTAGCCTTTAACCATCTTTTTCTTTCTTGATATTCCATACCTTTTTTCATTCCATAAAATTTCATCCAATGGGACGGCAATACCAGTTCCATATTTATACTATAACAAGATACGATTCCCAGCCATTGACCATAATTAACACCATAGTTAAAAGCTGCTCGTGAGGCATTATTAGGTCTAGCCCAAACCTTTTCCATTAACACTACTATTTCATCTTCAAGTACACCCCATGTGGCTTGACAAAATGCCGAATGCATACCATCAGAATCTTCTGGGCATTTCCATACTCTCATTTCACCATTACTAAATGATGCAATAGCTCCAGATTTTCCTGGGTCAATTCCTATATACGTTTTAGAACGGGATTTCATTTACATCCTCCACAGTTTGTTCAACTTTTTCTTTTGGAAAATGGTCAGACCGCATTTCATCTTCTATTGAACATCTATCTCCTTCAAAGTATAATACTGAATCTCCAGTCTCTCCATATCTAACCTTACTTGCAACCATTGTTAATTCTGTTGGGTCAAATTTATTTGGATATGCTTTAAATCCATAGTATACAAAGAATACATTCTCTGCAACTTGTTCAATAGCACCACTTTCTGCTAAATCTGATAGTTGTGGTCTCGCTCCCTTACCTCTACTTTCCAAATGCCTATTAAGTTGAGATGCTAAAACTACTGCACACCCATTCTCTTTTGCTAACCATTTATAATCATTAACAAGTCTTTCTAACTGTAACCTACGATTGTCATCTTTGCTTACTAACGCCCCATCTATAAGTTGTATATAGTCATCAAATACTACGTCTGGTTTAAATTTCTTAACCTCAGATGCAGTTTTTGCAAAGTTCTTGACATGGTCAAACATCTTAAAGTCATTAGAGTTATACTTTTCGCATAATCGTTGTTTGACGATTTCAAGCTCTTTTAGGTCGTGTTCGGCAAAGATGCCCTTACGCACCATAGAATAAGAAAGATTCCTTGATTCTAGGCATATTAGCTTTTTAATAACCTCACTATTAGGCAATTCTCGATTGAATAACATACATCTATGACCCTCACCCCTCATCTTACTGATAAGGTTTACCAAGAATGTAGTTTTACCATGTCCAGGTCTTCCACCTACAATGGTGATTTCACCTCTTGTAAGACCACCACTAAATGAATCTATCTTTTTAAGACCAGTCTTTACAAGTTTGGTTTCTTTATTTTTGATACTTGTAATTGTATCCATAACCAAATCATTAATATCATATTCTTCTGTTGGATTGATTGACATCAACTCACCTATAGTAGTGTGAGCCTCTGTTAATAAGTCAAATACATTTTCACCATTATTAATAGCTTCTTTTTTAATCTTATCTGTAGTAGATACTACGAGTCTTAACAGGTACTTCTCATATAATGTTCTTGCATAAACTTCTACCATGCCTTCTATTGGAGGTTCTGTTGTACAATCTACTACAAATAATTGTGTTAATCCTTGACCTCTATCTTCCTCAGTAATACTTTCACATAAAGTAATAGTATCTACTTTCTTATTGTTCCTTAACATTTCTGTCACTTTTTTCCATAGTTGCTTTGCTCTTGATTGAACAAACACATCTCCAGATACGATATAAGGAACAACCTTATCGTATGTTTGTGGGTGAGCAATAACTCCACCCAAGACGGCATACTCCGTCCTGTTGTCAATAGGGATATTATCCATGTCCTCTCCTAAAACAGATTAATCTGCTGTGTTCTTTGTTTTATTATCTTTACATATTCAGGGTTAAGTTCTATCCCAACCCATTTTCTACTTAACTCTTGTGCAATATATGCAGTTGTACCACTTCCCATAAATGGGTCTAATATAATATCTCCCTCTTTGCTACCAGCTTTTATACAAATAGCAGGTAATTGTTCGGGAAATACTGCAAAGTGGGCACCTGCAAAGGAGGAGGTGTTCATAGACCAAACGTCTGTCCTACGAACATCTTTAATACGAATGGCATCTGCATTAAAATAGTACCCACTTTGTAATTTTGTAAATAAGAATATGTGTTCATGAGATTTACATAGCCTACTATTAACCGCCTCTGGCATTGGATTTGGCTTATGCCATATAATATCATTGCGAAGATACCATCCTTTCTTCTGCATCTCAATAGCAAATTTCCATGGAACCCCTGCTAGGTCTCCATTTTTAATATATTCATGTTTTGGTGGAGCTTTCCTTTTCTCTCTGTATTTAGTGCCAGAGATATCATTAGTAATACTATTGCTATCCCAATGCCCACCTTTAGCTCCATAATAAGTGTCTCCGAGATTAACCCAAAGGGTTCCATCCTGTTTAAGGACATCACCTACTAATGAGAAAATCTGCACCAACCTCTCAATAAACATCTCAGGAAGCTCCTCTTGCCCAAGCTGTTCTTCATTGTCGTAATCTCGGAGACCCCAATATGGTGGGGACGTCACTACACACTGGACGCTGTTCTTCTCAAGTGTTGGAAGAACATCCAGCACATTGCCCTCATGTATCATAATTTTATTCCTCTATTTCAGTATCGTCTATCTCTTCAAGTAACTTAGATGATTCTATATCAGTTACCTTAAACATGTGTGCACCATCTTGCATTGGCACCTTAGTTATAGGCTCTGACTTTAAATACACCCCCCAATTATTTTCCTTTAGGGCTTTCGCTACTATCTGTTTTAGTAGAGGTTTTATCAGACTTAGTTCCTTCATCTTGCTCCTTTTCAGCTTTTTCTTTTATATCTCTTAGGAAAGAGTCAAACTCTTCCTTTCTACCACTAAATTCTACAAAATTTCTTAGCCCCCAAAATGCAGCATCAGCTTTTCTGTTTACTATCTGAAGGTCGTGTATTATGTTGTTCACTACTGCTTCCATTTCCTTCATCGTTGGCTTTTTCTTTGACGCCATTCTTTTTCTCCTTTTTAGGTTTAGTTGTTTCTACATGTTTAACTTTACTTGATTTACTCTGCATTGAATCAATAGTTTCAATTACTTTTTCTAAAGCATCTTCTATTCTTTTAACTCTAATAGTTAATGCATCTAAATCATTCTCCATGTTTATAGCTCTACCCATTATTTTCTCCTTGTTTTTCATTATCTTCTACCATTCCCCAAAACAGATTACAATAAACTATAATGTCTGTAAGTCTACCACGAACATTTTCTCGTTGAGACCTATGACCATCAGCGTAAGCACAAAGACCATCAATATGTTTTATCATATATGTTAGTAGTGCTTTCTCTTTCGTTGTTTTAGTAAATGATGCTACTCTTTCAAAATTAGCGAAAACATTTTCAGAATCTCTTGCATACTCATTTTGACCAGCCTCTCTTGTATTATCAACAACATTAGCTATTCTATTCATAAGCATATTCATTTCTTTTCTATTCATCTTTCTTTCTCCTGCTATTCTCCTCATACTCACGACCAATCATTAGGCTTACTGCCCAACCATTAGGAGTATTTCTATACTTGTCTTTCCAATATTTTATTTTATTCCATATAGCTTTATTCATAACTCCTTTCTGAGAAAGGGGCTCACATATTCCTTTGCCTAGTGCTGAGTTTAGACGGCTCTAAACAGCCTCCAGATAGGACTTATTTTCCCTGTAAATACCCCTAGCATCGCCATCGGCATTACATTACAGGAGGACCAGTTATTGCCCCAGTTCTCTTTCGACGAGATAACATCCAGTTCCCTGGTGCTACCTATAATTTATGAGAGAGAACCATTGCTTGAGTTGCAGTGCATTCTGCTAGGTACCTTTTATTTCTCGTAGGGTACGTTAGGTTTTTATTGCCCCTAAAACTCTCTCATATAAAAAGAGTGATACGTGTAACAGTTTCTCTTATGTTACTTTATTGGACTATGGTGTACACCAGCCTGCGGACTCTATATCACTCTTATATTTCAAAAAACTTTGGCAGACATGTACATCTTTGGGAGTTAAGTATGGACATGGATGATAATACACGCCTGCCACTCCAATCAACTATCTAAATGACGATATACTGTTGATTTGGAAACACCTACCTTTTTGGCTATATCCACCCCAGACATACCCAAGCTTCTAAAAAATGAAATCTTTACTCCAGTCCATAGATTCACTTTTTTTCTCTTATCTTTAGAATGGAATTTCATCATTTAAATCCTCTCCATCTTCCCATGTTTTAACAAACTTAACAACATGTGGTGTTTTTTGAGCACCAGTCTTCTTATCTGTGTATGGTCTACCTTTATCCACAAAGCCAATCACAGCTTTATTGTTGATGTCTTCAATAGAAATGTGAGGTAACTCCTTAACCATCACTTTTTCACCACCAACCTCAACCTCTTTTTCTGGACATTCAAGACCGATAGTTTCACAGAATCTAAAGTATGCTTTATTGCCACCTTGATTTGAATCAAAGTCATCACCTTCGCCTGGCTCTAAAAATCTCCAAACTCCATTAGCATTGAACTTTCTACCTACATATTCAGTACCACTTATCGTATCGTCTCCATTTTGGTAGCTATTAAACGAATTATTTTTGTGGACTACGAACTTATAGTTATACACGATTGCTTTGTATTTGGCACCATCTCGCTCAAATTCCACCTCTTTCTGCTCAGCTTCAATCATATGACCAAAATACTCTCCCTTTACATTTGGAACATTCTTTTTCTTTGTTTCTTCATTTGGATTAAAGAAACTTGGTGTTGAAACTGCTTTATCAAATACATTTCCTATATCACTCATTATTTACTCTCCTTATCATCTTGCTCTTTTATTATTTTATTTACATGATTTATTGATGCTTTGTAATTACCACCATTGACACTACCATTGCTAACTGCATCCTCAATACCTTTTCTCATATCTTTATCTTTAATAGATTTAGATAATTTAAGAATATCTTCAGTCTCTTTTGGTGTAAGTGCATCAGGTTCAGGTAAGTCTTCTCCTGCAAAGATATACAAACCTAAGCCGTGCAATGCTATGGCTTTAGCTAAACATCTTTGAATTGATGTGTTTACTTGAAATGCATCAGGGTCTTTGATTGTCTGATTCCTATGGTCAAGAACTGGGTGTATTTGACTACGAACCACGTCATTTACACTTACCGATACTTGTACATAAGCACCAGTTCCATTCTTCATATAGGGTTGCTCTGTTCCATCTGTTCCTTGAAAAGTGTGAACCTCCCAAGTCGCAGTAGGACAGACTTTTAAAAGTTCTCTTACCGCATAGCACCAGCTAAGATAATTAAACTTTCCTTTCTTTTCTGTGTATTTAGACACATCAACTTTGTTCAATGTCTCAAATACATTGTCTGTTTCTTTACTCATATTCACCTCTTTTTTATTTTCTAAATGGTGGTTTGCAATGGTCACTAAACTTGCAATACTTACATTCCCAATCATAAACTGGACTCACACCCTCACGAAAATTAGGCAATCCTTGTTCATGTTCTCTGTTAATATTCTTCCAAAACATTTCAGATTTATTGAGATAAGTAAGTGGTACTTGTTTGTCTTTCATTACCGACGTATCCTTACAATAATACATCAAGTACATACCATCTAACCTACCATACATTTCCTTTACAGCTAGACCATAAGTGCCTAACTGCATTTCCTGATGGACCGCACCATCCACAACAGGACTTCTACCAAACTTCAGTTTAAACCCATACGCACCAATGGTTTTAAAATCAATAAGGTAAACTTTATCACTCTCAACGACACAATCAAAAAAGCCTCTAACATTGTACTGCTCAAGATTAATTTCTTGCTCAATGTGATATGTGACTTTCTTTTTCTTTGTAATAGCTTTACTTTCTTTTTCTTTATTATATATTATATTATTATATATATTATTATTATATAGGGATAATGATTCTTGTATATCATCATGAACTACATTCCCAAGTCTCAGCAATCGTTTTGCAGTAGAATTATTTTTACTTGGAGCGTTCACTTGTTCAACACTTTCAAAGTAAAGTTTTCTTGAGCAACAACCTGTCCCAGATGCATGGTAAAAATGTTCATTACCTTCGTATCTTGATTGTCTGTTGAGCTCATTCTTGTACTCAATATAATCTTCGTAGATATCCCTTATTTCATCAGTTGGTTTTTTCATTTAGTTCCCATCAACGTATTTCTCTATTAAAAGAATCAGACCATCTTTGATGTTTAAATCATCATCAAGTAGCTTGTGTTTAAATTCTCTCCATAAGTCTGCTGGAATATCCTTCAGCACATAAGAGTTAGTTCCTTTATTTCCCATATTAATTTCCTTTAAAATTAGTTGTTAAGATTACTTTAAATATATTTACTATGCAAGAAATATTTATATTTTTTATATATTTATTTCTTTTCTTCTCTATTCTTATTTACAATTTCCCACATTATTTCAAATGTAGGAAGGTTGTCCCAGTTCCAATCATTATCTGTGTATTTAGGATTATCTTCTACTATCGTAAGAAAATCCACAATAAAGTCTGCTATTTTGCTCATCAGTTTCTCCTCCATATTGATAGTAGTAAACCACTACGAAAATATTTAATAAAAATCACGACAAGCATTGCCTTTGCCGTGATAGTGATTAAGCTATCAAGCAGATAAAGTAATTCATATAATCCTTCTGTCATTTTCTTTCTCCTTATATAAAAAAGTTTATTATTTCGTACCAAATCCAAATGGATAGCCCAAGTATAATGAGCCAGATTATTCCTCTGTCTGTAATCATTTATTTCTCCTTTTCATTGCTTCATCTGCCCCAGACAAAATCTGAGACAGACGATTATTTTCTTGAGATTCCGTATCATCCTCAACAGCAAAGTCGCAATACTGAACCACTCTAACATTCATATCACATTCTGGGCAGAAGAATAAGCCTTGGTCTCCATCGGTTGTAACCTTAGCCATATCCCCCTGGTATGAGTTGATTTTAACCCATACCTGCTCTTCTACATTACTAGAACAACATTCTTGACATACCCAAGTATCATCTGTTAGCATATCTCAAACCCACCGCTTTCAGCACAGAAGATAGCAAAGCTTCGAACATTCTCCACATCAAATGGATATGAACTTGACCAGTCATAATCTTCATCTCCACATGTTTTACCTTTATTATTCTCCTCTGCTTCCTTCATAACTTTTCGATGAAAGTCCTCGCAACCTTTAGTATGACCTGTTTCTATACGTTCAAACAATCTCTTGGCTATGGCACAAGCTTTGTCTTCAGTGATTAATCGTCCGTCATTGTACTGCCCAGAATCCATATCTTCCTCACTAAGTATATCATCACATTCAGCACAAACGTAGTTCCATAAAGGTCTCCACCACCAGACATTATTTCTGAAGTATATGCCAGGATTCTCATCTTCCCTTTTCTGCATCTCTTCAAAATACTTACTTTGAAGTTCTTCGTTGTCATTGAATATTTCCTGTCTTTCAGCAAAATCCATATCGCTGTATTTATTGTATGTAGGGTATTTTTCTTCCTCAAATACCCTCTGTACTGGATTCATTCCGTGTATGTCAAATCCCATTATTTTACCCTCCAAACTCTAATCGCTGTTGGTTTATCGTTTGGTCCAGACAATGTTCTGACAGTATATCTTATAGGATTGTTTTTAGAATGCTGACTATAAACATATTGTCTTACTCCTTTTGGTGTAAAGTCTGGAGTATTTCCATTGATTACAAAGCTGTCCCCAATATCCATATTCTTTAGGAATTTGTATCTAGCTCTACTAAAACCAGTGATTAGCTTTGGTATTGGAATGTTCTTTTCTATTGTTATTATGTTAGTATTATTCATTGTCTTCTCCTTCGTATTTATCAGATAATTCATCATAGTTTTCCATAATGTTCATCCATTCGTTTTTGCTTAAGTCTGTACACATTCTTGCATTTGGGTCAAACATATTATACATGCCTTCATCTTGTACATTCCTGTATTGTTGAAACTGCTCTTTACTTATTTCCATCTTTTATCTCCTTTACTTTTTCTTTAAAGTCATTGATGACTGAAGCATCTAAGACTCTTCTTTTGATTTGCTGTTCCATATCATATAAGTGTTCACATACCTTCTCATATATATTCGCAGCAATTAAGTTAACAGCAGTTGGTTCCCCACCAAAAGCTGGTCCTATCTCTGGCTCACAAGTGGCTAAAGACATCTCTTCCATTGCACACTCAAGTATGTCGTAAGTGTAAATAGGTGTACAGCTATCAGCTATCTCGTGTATCCAGTCTTGACACTCAAAGTTAGCAACCTCGTTAAATGTCTCTTGCCAGTCCTCTGCCTCATTGTTGTATTGTTCACAATGTGTTTCAAGGTACTCATATAAGGTCTCCTCCGCCTGACTTAAAACGTCAGTCATCCTATATTTGCTCATTATCCTTGCCCTCCGTTATTTGTGATAGTGATTTCACGCCAAGAATTATCTGCCACAGCAGTATCTTTAACTCCTGTTGCATCAAGTTCGTGAACTATCCCTTTGTATTTGAGTTTTCTAATCGCAGCTGATTTGGCTGCCTCTAGGCTATCAGCACTCTCCTTTACATAGAAAGAGAGTGCAACATTATATTTCTTCATTATGATAACCTCGCATCGCCAGAAAGTACCATTACGTCACCTACAATGACATCAAAGTCCCAACCAGCAGCTGTATCATCATCTTCTTCTCCTAAATACAGCTCTGTTGCCTCTTTGTTTATTGGTTTTCCTTTCAGCTTTCCTTCCTCATCTAATATGATGTCGTGTTTAGCATCAGCTGATTCTACTACTTCAATATATCCACCAACGAATTTCTTCATTTCTTCATACGTTGGCTCTATATCAGTTATGTATTTCGTTTTAGGTGTACTCATCAGTTATCTCCTTATTATGTTAACTATTTCATATATTATTATTGCTCCTAGTATTAATACAATCCACTCCATTATTCTGTATCCTCCACATCAGCATCAGCTTGTTCTTTAGAGTTCTTTATTTCTTTCGTTAGCATAGTGATTTGTTGTTGTAACTCTTCAGCTGAATCAGATGGTGTGTAATATGAGCAATCTTGAATGGCAGATTCAGCTCTTTGACATTCATCTTCTAAATCACGAGCTGCAACATTAACATCATCAGCCAAAGACCATAAATCATCTAGCCTACTAAGAATTGACTTATCAGTTATTGGCTGTGCATCTTTCCATTCTTGCATATGTTCAACAAAGCCATCTTTGTCAGTTGGCCAGTCAAACATTCGCTTGATTTTAAATAGTTCTTTCTGCAAATCACCTATCTCTTGCAGTTCTTCTAGTATTTTCCCTAGTATTCTATCACTCATTACTATCTCCTTTTTTGTTTATTGTGCAGTTCTTGCTTGGTCTAAATTTCAGTTTACAAGAACTATTGTCATTATATACTGGCTTTATGATAACCCAACCACCAGTATCTATATTGTTTGCTCTCAAGAATTGCCCAGGCAGTGTTATTCTGCCCTTCTCATCCATTTTAACCTTTGCTATATTCATTGTCATTATATACCTACATCTTCCCCACCAAACAGAGCTTTCTCAAATTCTTCTGGATGGCTATCCATTAAGTGTAGTAGTATATCATTATCTGGTTGTGATACAAACTTGTCTTTATCTTTACAGAATGGACAAGGCTCACCATTACCTATTGCTATCATCTGTTTTCTCCTTATATTGCATTATATAGTTCTTCTATTAAATCATTTCTTTTAGGCAGTTCTGGGTAATCACCCCTAAATGCTAACACTGCCAGCCAATATTCGTGTATATCTTCTTTCAGCTCCCATTCATCTTCCATTGAATGAAAACAACTATTACAAGGATATCCAGTGTGCTGTATATTACAGCCAATACTCTTTCCTAATTTCGCCTTCAACTGATTCTTATATATCGCCATTAGCTTTCTCCTTTTCTTTTAATATCTTTTCTCTGAATGACTCCCACAATACTTCACATCTAAGCTTCTCAGTTTCATTGGTAGTCTTATCTGCTTTCTTTTTCCAATAATGCATCTGCTCATTCAAGTAGTCTATATATTTTCTAGGCATTAATCCTCCTCCATTCTCTCACCAGCATAAGCTGGGTCATAATATCTATCTTTACGATATGTATATTTCTCTGGGTCATCATAGCATTTATCACAATACAGACCAGTATAAACTCCGTAAGCGTCATTCCTTGCCCACATATGATACTGGATAGGTCTTGTCATTTCGCTTTCTTTTTTACAGCCGTTGCAATTTGCTTTTGGTTTTTCGTCATCCCAGAACCAACTGTCTATATCTTCATAGCTCATTTATTAATCCTCCTCTGGATAGCAGATACTATCTACTAAATCTCTATCCATTCCAGAATTATCTAATATCTCCCAAGCTAAATCAGGTATAATATTATCTATTTCCTGCTCACTCATGTCATCATCAACCCAGTCTTGTATAGTTGATGAATCAGGCAGCTCCATAAAACTAATAGCTGTCTTATTCATTATGAATTGTCCTACCTTGTGTTGTGCATACGATATATTACTCATCTGTTTTCTCCTTATTTGTAAAGAATCCTCTTTTCTGTTTAGCCTTAGCTCCATAATCAGTTTGTTGCCTTGTCATTTCTTCCATAATAGCATTATATAGCTTATTATCATCTAGTTCTTCTGCTTCAACCATCAGTCCTAGCAGTTCCCTTCTTGACATCTTGCTTAAATCAGTCATAATATCTCCAAATTTTACTGGGGCTTGACCCTCGTTAGTATAATGTAATCCTCGCCTGTCAATATCCCCAGTTATGTAAAGAGCCTGCCCCACTAGTCCCCATTAGATGGCTGACATCGTGTTATCTGCGTCGTCCAGCCTTCAAAAGCTATCACGGAGTGACAGACTCTTACAGTTATTTAAATAAAAATGTCGTCATTCATATCAATTAGCATACCAACAGCTACGGCATATGATTTAATCTCTTGATACTCCCAGACCTTGAGTTCAGTTAAATCTTGCACCTCAGTAAACTGCATCTCAGCATGTCCTAGTCCAACTGGACAGCTCAATAATACCAATCCATCACTACCTCTCAGAAATGCATAATAATAATCTCCAATCTTTATCTGTTTAGTTGGAATGTCATCATTCATATCAACACAGCTCTTGTTTATTATATCAACCTTGTAGTTTACTTGGTCAGTTTTAACTGCATGAATAATTAAATCCTTTTCTTCTATTTGTTCATTAAGTGCTTCAATCCTTTTTTCCAGTATGGCTATCCTTTTCTCAGACTGTTCTAGTCTAACTACATCATTTTTGTTTTCCATCAGTTATCTCCTTATACAAGTTAATACTTCTTGTCTTACATATTCTTTGACACAACCTTTGCAGATTACCATGTCTTGTAGCATACACTGATAATCAGCCTCTTCTTCACAGTAGTGACACATTGTTTCTTCACTAAACATCAGTTTCTCCTTTTTAAATTCCGTACAAATCTTGTGCTATTGCACTACATTCAGTACACATTCTTGCTTCTCGCTTCAGACCTTGTCCATCAGTCCACCTTTTGCTAATAAGCTTTTCCCTTTTCTTTAATGTCTTACAACAACCACAAGGCAGTTCCTTGTTAATTATCTTTATTGTAGTAACACCATAAAAACCTTGCTCCCATACAATATCATAATCAGTTTCATTGCCTACTACCTTGTCATTTAAATAATTTACTATTTCATTACTTTTCATTACTGATTTCTCCAAATGTTGACACAAACAAAAAAGCCCAACCAAAATTAATTGATTGAGCTTTAGTGTTTATGTTATGTGATTAATGTTACTACTACTTACTTTCATCAAGTGTGACTTTTTGTGTTTCAGTAAAGTCAAAAATGAAATTGCTTTCATTAGTTGCTTTTAAGCCCTTAATGTATAATGTTGGCTCTCCAACACTCCAACAATCACCTTCAAATGTTTTGCCTTCTTCATTTGTGTATGTTGTCGGTATCATTAATCTCCAACCATTATGAGTGATAAGTTCACGTTCATCACTCTTTTGTGTTTTTGCAAATGATGTTGCATTAATGCACTTGTAATATTCTCCAAAATCACTTATTAATGTTTCATGAATCACTTGATTAATTCTATCACTAATCAATGCTTTAAGAGATTTATTTGCATTACTTTGTTTAGCTTTCTTTGTGCTGATTTTCTTAACACCTAAAAAGCTCTTAACATCATTCATTTTGTTAGCCATATAAATAGCCTCCTTTGTTGGTTATTATTATATAAAAAGCGTCTTGCGTTGTGTAAATATAGTATTGGCTAGATAATAAAACAAATAAAAAATATATTAGTAATATATATAATATAAGTATTATATTTATGCATACAACAAAAGGAGTAATAAAAAATGAAAACAAGTATAATTTATAATGATAAAAAGCACTTAAAAAAACTATTAGAAGAATTAACTGATTTGGAGAAGGAAAGATTATTAAATGGTAAGTGTGTACTAAGAAAGATAAGTAGCACACAAAAAAGAGGATTAATTTAAAAAAATAAGGAGTAATAATTATGTGGTGGACACAAATAAAAGATTGTATCAATAAAATAAAAGATATGAAAATTGATTATGATGATGATGTATGTGTTGAATGGAAAACAATTAATTATTTAAATGGAACTTTAGAAGATAAGCAAGAGATTATTATCGATTTAAGAAAAAAATGTGATAATCTTGAAATAATGATTGATAATAAGAATGATGATATTGAAAGTATAAAACGAGCGTATGTTGACACGTTAACGGAGCTAACAACAACTAAAGAAAAAATAAATAGTTCTTACTTAATACGCTTTATAATGAAGCTAAAAAGAGCATTTAATTATAGATTAAAGCTAACAATTTACAAGAATGAAGTTAATATTAATAACGGCACACAAAATAAGGAGTTAATATAATATGACACGCAAACACTTTAAAGCAATAGCACGTATAGTAGATAATAACTCATTAATGGATGATAAGTATGTAGTTAAGAATAGCTTAGTTAGTGACTTATGTGATTACTTTGAATGTATTAATGATAGATTTGATAGAGATTTATTTGTAAGTGCATGTAACGACGTAGATTTAAACTCTATATTTAAAAAGATGAATAATGATAGAATAGACAAATTAAAACATCCGTAACCTACCTCACACCCTACCACATATCACACCTAATAAAAAGCCTCACTTATAGTGGGGCTTTTCCTTTTCTATAAAATCATAAAAATATTGAGTTTTCTTATAAGTGATGTAATTTAATCCAAATTTTCAACCTAGTGAGGAAGGGTATGGGGGCAAACTTGGGGGGTGGCGGTGATTAAATAAAGAGAGACACGCATTCTAATACTATTTTTGTAATTTAGCCCAATATTTTTTTCTCAACCTTTTTTTTAGCTTAGTATCAGTTTTTCTATATTTTCGTAATATCCATTGCCCATTTATTTTTTGTGAATAAAAATCCTTTTCCTCCCAATGAACTAGGTAATATTTTTGAAATGAATAAGGTCTAGGGTTATTAAGGTTCCATATCTCATCTGATATAGTAAGTAGAGTAGCTATTATATAATATTTAATTATCATATTGTTAGTTCCTTTGGTGAGTTTTGGGTAGAGACCATCTAATCCCCTAACATAAAGAAAGGAGATTAGCCTCTACATACTAGTTCCTTCGGAGCCGTTTAACTTTGTAGGATAATCATTTTGGTAACTAGCTCAATTATCTTCGACTTGCTTTGTGGCTGTGTTACAAATCCCCTTCTTGTGGCCACTTTGCTCAAATATACGCAAGAAGCGTTTAACCAACCCGTATATTCTTAAAAATGCGTAGTTATATTAAATAAATAAAATATTCCGTGCAACTATTATTTTAAAAGTTGTATATTATTTCATGGATTACAAAGAAATCAAGGGCAAATTCCATTATTTGTACGATAGTTTAGATGAATTTAGTGCAAATAACCCTGATATCACTCCTGAGCGTAATTGGAGGGAAGGAAATGAGGGTGAATGGGTCTTTACAGACGATATGAACGTATGTCAAGTGTTGAAAGTCTATTATTTGAAGGATTTTGCTGGTAATAAGTCGCAACGGGTAGTACGAACTGTTTGTGGCTCTTTTGTATGTTCACGTAAGAATACCAAGATGTTGGGTGAGGACGGGGTAGCGGAGAACATTTATAGGTTTAGTGGTAAAAATCGTAACAACAAGCTTCCAAATGAAAGAATTTTCGCAAGATATGTAGCTGCGGGAGTAGGAGTTACGCAGGCGTACAGTATGACTTATCCAAAGGCTGAGAGCAAAAACTACATTAAAACCGCAGCTCAACAATTAATGAAACAGGAGAAAGTACAAAATATGGTAACTGAAGAGATAAAGACCATTCTTGAAGAAGAAGGTGTTACTCCAGAGTATATTATCGGTAGATATAAGGATATTGCCGATTTAGCCGATAAAGATGGTGATAAATTGCGTTCACTCGATTCCTTGGCTAAAATAGCTGGATTATTTGACACAGAGAAGAAATCTGAACAATTAACAGTTTGGGCGGGTTTTACGCCTGAGCAATTGGAGAATATCAAGAATGAACAAGAAACAAAGCTCATTGGTCACGCTGAAAGCAAAGATAGGTAAGAAAAAAGTAACTAGACCTAAAAAAGACCCTTGCGAAGTATGTGATAAGAACTTATATTATAACGCTGATTTCTCTAAGAGAATTGGCTTAATTGATGAGGATAGTACAGTTTTAGGCTGGATGTGTCCATTTTGTCGCTCAGAGTTTACTGAAGACAATGAATTAGTAACTTTAAATTTAGATTTTGATGGAATAAAGGGAGAAGCATAATGCCCAAGTTTGGAAGAAGGTCAAGAGAAAGACTTGCAACATGTCATGAAGATTTGCAAGATTTGTTCAATGAGGTCATTAAACATGTAGATTGTTCTGTTTTGGAGGGGCATAGAAATGGGGAGAGACAAGACAAGCTATTCGAAGAGGGAAAGACCAAAGTTCGCTACCCAAATGGTCGCCACAACGCTAGTCCTAGTAGGGCTGTTGATGTTGTTCCCTATCCTATTGATTGGGATGACAGGGAGCGTTTTCACTTATTTGCTGGATTTGTTCTTGGGATTGCTGAATCGATGGAAATAAAAGTTAGATGGGGTGGCGATTGGAATAAGAATTTTGAAGTGGACGATAATCAATTTGATGATTTTCCACATTTTGAACTAATGAAAGGATTTTAAGATGGCGAATTTTGTAGATGAAAGAGGGTATTTAACTCAAGTATTAGATTATTTATCATCGGGAGTATCTCCATCGGAATATCAAGGTGCACATCAAGATATTGATAAATTAATTGCAAATGCGGATAAAGAAAGCGTATTGTCAAAATTATTTGATATGAGTGTAGGGCGAGAAAATGTTGGTGTATATAGACATCTTGACCCTTCTGATAGTACTGTTAATATTATTATGGGTCTGGCAGACCAATATTATCGTAATGAAAATATACCTATTGAAGAATTATTGTATAAAGATGCTATGTCTAATCTTGATGAGCCAATGTCTCAAGTAGATGCAGCTAGACTTCTTGCTCAAAAAAGAAATCAATAATTAATGGCAAATTTAAACCTTAATGGTAATGTCTCTAAGAATGAAGAGGTATTACATTTAGCGTACAATGATTTAATAACATTTGGAAAATTATTCTCTCCTGCTGACTATCTTGCCTC